AAGAAGAAGTTGTAGAAGGCGAAACCCCTGCTCAGGCTTCTATTAAGATGCACACAACAGGCGACGCTACTGTAGGCGAAGCTGATGGCAATCCAAAGACTAAACTAGACTGGATTCGCGCCATTGTTGGTGGACTTGCTGATGTAGACGTAGAAACTCTTACTAGAATCTTCAATGATCAGCAGTCTCTAATTGGTGGTGAAGCTGAACGTGCTGGTGTAGCCAAGAATGCTGAAGGCAATCAGGCTTCTATTCGCATGAAGCCATCAGCCGCAATTGGCGAATCAGTTAAACTTCAAAAAGAAGAGATGGATACACTTTTCGGCGAGTCAGAACTAACAGAAGAATTCAAGACTAAACTTACAACTCTTTTTGAATCATCAGTCGCTCTAAGACTTACAGAAGAAGTTGTTAGAATTCAGGAAAATTTTGATAAGAAGCTTGATGAATCTCTTGAAAAGGTCACAGAAGAACTAATCGAAACTATTGATGGTTACTTCAACCACGTAACAGAAGAATGGCTAACAGAAAACGAAGTAGCTATTGAGTCTTCGCTTAAGTCATCTCTAGTAGAAGAATTTCTTGATGGCCTAAAGAATCTATTCCAGGAACATTATATTGATGTTCCAGACGAAAGAGTAGACGTATATGAAAGTCTAGTTGCTGATTATAATAAGTCAAAAGAAGACCTTAATAAGACGGTCAATGAAAGCATTGAAAAGGATAAGGTAATTAAAGGTTATCAGAAGGATAAGATCGTTTCTGAAGCAACCCTTGGACTTACTCTCCCACAAGGTCAGAAGTTAAAGACACTTACTGAATCCCTAGAATTTGACAACGAAGAATCATTTAAGAAGAAGGTTCTTACTGTCAAAGAAGGTTTCATTACCAAGACAGCAAAACCATCTAATATTCTAACAGAAAATGTTGAAACTGTTGGAGAAGTAACAGAAACACATGTTGATCCAGATATGCAAAGACTTGCTGAATCTATGAAGGTTAACAACAGCTTCAGTAATCGTTAAAAAAACCAAAATAATAAATAAAAACAGAATATAAAAAGGAGAAATAAAAAAATGGTTAATGTTGTAGGTAAGTCACCTTCTGAAACTCTTACAGAAAAGTGGAGTCCAATTTTAGAGCACAAAGATTTGGCTCCTATTAAAGGAAACTATCGCAAGACTGTAACAGCACGTCTTCTTGAAAATACAAGAAATGCTATTCAGGAAGCGAAGAATATGGGCATGAACTTTGGCCTGCTTTCCGAAGAATTCCCAACCAACGTTATGGGTGCTTCATCTTCAACATCAGGTTCAGGGGCAATCGACACCTTCGATCCTATTCTTATCTCTCTAGTTAGACGTACTATGCCTAACCTAATTGCCTATGACATTTGCGGCGTTCAGCCAATGACTGGTCCAACTGGCCTTATCTTCGCTCTACGTTCACGTTATGGCACACAGACAGGTACAGAAAACTTCTATAACGAAGTAAATACTGGCTGGTCATCATTCCCAGGTGCTAACGTATCTGCTAATGCTGCTGGTTATACTAACTCAGTAGCCGTTGGTGGTGCTGCTGGTAATCTAAGCGGTCTTCCAGGTATTTCTAACAACGCTGGTAATGCTACCTACAACTACGCTGGTGGTATGAACACGGCAACAGGCGAAGGTCTTGGATTTGGTAACTCAGTATTCCCTGAAATCGCCATCTCTATCGAAAAGACTACAGTCAATGCTAAGGAACGTGGCCTAAAGGCAGAATATTCAATCGAACTTGCACAGGACTTACGCGCTGTTCATGGTCTCGACGCTGAATCACTACTTTCAGACTTCCTCTCAGCAGAACTTCTTGCAGACATTAATCGTGAAGTTGTTCGCGCAATTAACGTAACTGCTTCTGTAGGTTGTCAGGCTGGTACAACTTCAACTGGTGTGTTCGATCTTGATCTTGACTCAGATGGTCGTTGGATGATTGAAAAGTTCAAGGGTCTTATGTTCCGTCTAGACCTAGAAGCTAACGCAATTGCCAAGAATACCCGTCGTGGTAAAGGCAACTTCCTAATCTGCTCTTCAAACGTTGCATCTGCTCTACAGGCGGCTGGTGTTCTTCAGTTTACCCCACGTCTTGATGGCAATCAGCTAGAGATTGACGACACTGGAAATACATTCGCTGGTGTTCTAAACGGTCGTTATAAGGTTTATATTGATCCTTATTCAACTGGTGACTATATGACTATTGGCTATAAGGGTCAGACTGCATTCGACGCTGGTCTATTCTATTGCCCATACGTTCCTCTACAGCTTCTAAAGGCTATTGATCCAAACACTCTACAGCCTAAGATCGCTTTTAAAACTCGTTATGGAATGGTAGCCAATCCATTCGCACAGGGCCTAACAGTAGGTCAGGGCGCTCTAGTACAAGATTCTAACCTCTTCTTTAATAGAATAATTGTAAGAAATTTGATGTAACACTATTCTGCCACATTTGAACTAATAAATACTCCTGAGAGGAAACTTAAAGGAGTATTTTTTTGTCTGGATTTGTTTATATTTGGTTTGATTCTGGTAAATCTAAAAAACAAGATGAATATAGAAAATATTATATAGGTTGTCATTGGGGTACTGAAGATGACGGTTATATATGTTCTTCTAACTGGATGCGTGACGCTTATAAACGCAGACCACAAGATTTTAAACGTAAAATACTAGCTAGGGTTTCCTCAAGGGAAGAACTCCTTGAAAAAGAATATTATTTTTTACAATTAATCAAACATGAAGAAATTGGTAAGCGTTATTATAATCTTCATCGCGAAAAACAGAATTATTTTGGACACTCCAATAAAGGTAAAAAGTGTGGCCCATGTTCTGAAGAAACGAAGAAAAAAATAGCTAAATCTAATACTGGTAAAATTCGCACAGAAGAGCATCGTAAACATTATTCTGAAAGTGGCAAAGGTCGCCTTCACACAGAAGAATGGAAGGCTGAAAATGCTAAAAGGCTTACAAAACAATGGGCTTCTGGTGAAAGAAAAGGGCACGCATCCACAGAAGAATCTCGACGTAAACAATCTGAAGCCAACAAAGGAAAACAATTTACTATCCCAACAGAAGAAAGTCGCGCCAAACAATCAAAAGCCAGAAAAGCTTTATGGGCTGATCCGTCTTTTAGAGAAAAGATGGCTGCTAGTAGAAAAAGCAAAAAGCTATAATTTTATTATATACCTTATTTTATGTTTGTCAATAAAAAAGAGCTAAGATTTCTCCTAGCTCTTCTCTTTAGGGGCTTACCCATTTATGGCTCAAGGTAAGATAGACAAACTAAGTATCACCATACAGACTTAGTAACACTAAAACATTACTGCCAAGCACACCCTAAACTAATTTGAAGATAATGAGATTGCATACGTCTATGCTGTTAATAAAGGGAGTTGCACCCTTTGCTTGCGGAACCTGCCGTGCGAGGCCACTATCCATTAACTCTCATTATCTCAAAATTAATAGGAATGCTAGGGACTCGACTGATCGCCACTACCCTAGAACTACGGTTCAAAGCCGTATGTTTTATTTTCACTAAACTACATTCCTATCGGTCGATTAAAGCAGGCGAGGTCATATGTTTTTTAAACTGCCTCAACCAATAATCATATCCTAGAACATTCCTCTCAGAATGTCAAGGAAAATTTTAGGCTACTGCTGGAATCGTATTGGCTTCGGGAACAACAACAGGCGCAGTTCGTGGATCAACAGCGGCCACAACAGCAGCTTCAACCTTACCTGCATCTTTATTAACTAGATGATCAACATGAGTAACTTCAGCACCAGCAGCCTTCTTAATACTATTCTCAACAGCCTGAGTAACAGAAGCAGTCTGCTTTGCAAGAACAGCCTTAGCTTCGGCTTCTACCTTTACTACATTTGCATTAATTAGATCGATTACGTTCATTTAGTTCTCCTTTTTGTTATTTATTTCTTTCTCGGTTTTAAATTCTTCATGAGATTTAAAAGCAGGATGATTAGCCATAAGCTGCTTCTCCTTCTCTTGATCTAGAAGCACCTGCTGATTAATAATCCAGATAGACATATCATCTGATACCCATGGCTTGGGCTTCTTGTCTTCTTCTGTCATTGCTTTGAATACCTATAATCCTCTCCGATTTTAAAATATGATTTTTCGCCTTCTTTATAGAGGAAAAATCCAACAGGGTAGTCTCTATCAGACCTAATTTCAGCAGCCATCAGAGAGCCACCAAAGCATCCTCCACAATCCAAATTAGTCCTATATTCTGTCTGTTCGATATTATTTAATCGTGGTGTATGACCATGAATAACGCGCTTACCAAAATTAAACTTGCTATGTAAAAACTGCTCTCTGATCCAAATCATGGTCTCCTTATCTTGTTTCTCAATAGGCACTCCAGGTTGAAAACCAGCATGAACATAATAATGCTTATCATCTTCATAATAATAAGAAAGATTCTTTAACCAATCAATAACATCATCAGGAACCTTGTAGCGAAACCCATATTTTGCAAACGAATCACGAGTGTTTTTACTATATCTGACACAGCCATTAACTTCAAGCTCTTCTATAAACATAGCTTCATGATTGCCCATAAGAGCAACCACATCGCCTTCTGGCATAAGCTCCTGAAGAAGCCTTATAACAGCTATAACCTCTGAAACTTCAGGGCCACGATCAACATAATCTCCCATAAAAACAAATCGTGAAGGATATAATATATTGGTTTTCTGAGTTTCTGTAATAAATTCCAATAAATTTAAAAGATAATCCTTCATACCATGAATATCACCAATAGCATACGTTCTTGCTTTCACGGCATTTTCAGCACCATGAACTAAAGCAATCCTCTCTACCCTCTTAATGGTTTCAGCATCAAGAAATCTCTCTGGTTTTGTGAGAAACAATTAGCTATCCTTTTCCTACGTTCAATATAACAGTATTTTCATTACTCAGAAGCGTCACCTTATATTCCTTTTGATTCTTAATTTTGTTCTTAATAATATCAGGGTCTAGCCCATGATTGATATCAAGATAAACACTAACAATATCATACTTAACAATCTTGGCCCAGGACTTGGATAAATCCTCGCCCATAATTCGTGATCCCTTAATAGATAGGGAATCCCCTCTGATACAATTCAGGAAATTATATTTAGTATTAAGGGTCCATACAATTTTGGCTCCAACAATCTTGGAAGGGTCAACAGAAAGAATAACAGAACCATCTTCTTTATTATAGGTTCTTAAATATTTAAAATCTGACGTAGAAAATTCCTTTGTCTTAATATCATCCGCTCCAGATTTGAAAATCATATAAACATTAACGTCTTTTAAGAGGGCTGAGAGCGTTGTAATTCTGTCAGCTATATCTTCAACCGAAAGATGACGATATGCTTCCTTGGCCTCCTTATCGCCTTTAATGCTAACTAATTCATCTACTACAGCCTTGAAATAATCCCATACATTTTGGGCAACAACTTCCGAGATATTTTTTTCCTTGAGGAAATCATAAACGCTGAAATAAACATATCCTCTTTCCTCTAGCATATTTTCTAGAGTATCAATAAGAGCAAAAGCCTTATTTTTAATATTCTGCTTAACACTCGCCTTATGGACAACGATCATTTCAGATTCCTTCTTTTCAAGACGGGCCTTCAACTCTTCAAGTTTTGCAATCAGAAAATCCTTAGAATGTTGAGGAACCTCAATTCCACGATCAATCATACGAGCAATCCAACAGGCAGTCGAAGATATATAAGCCTGATCGGATTTCTTGACGATG